GGTTGTTCTTATGTTGTTTGCAAAAATCTATCCAGCGAGTAAAAGTACTAAATGAAGCTGGATTATTCTTGTACAAAATTATTTTTGTCGAGCTAGAATCTACATACGCAGCTTTTTCAACCCCGCTGCCGAGAAATTTGAACCCGTTTAGAACCATATATTTGTGCAAAGCAAAAGCACGTTCGCGATCAGCGAAGCTCCCCGATCTCAAATACTTGGGGGCTTCATGGCTTTCGGCTAGAAAATGTTTAAAGTTCATTTTAATGGGAATGTAACATTCAGTTAAGTTTGCGCTATCCACTTTATTCCTCACGCGATTTGATTTCAATGACAACAGCTTTAAACAATTCTATCGGTACAAGGAAAGCCTTCCCAGAAAACCAGCACTCCCTACTCTCCGGCAGCTTATCCCCATAATTCGCAACTGACAGATTGAGCGAATCAGGCGTGAATACTGCATCAGCTATCGCCTGAGTTAGGTTGCTGTGATTCTGTGTGATAAACTCACGAATGTACGTAACGCTTACATTCGGGAAAGTGCGGACAAACGCATCTATTACATCGTCAATAGGGGCTTTAGCAATAGTCTCTTGAAATTGATGCAAACTGACAACGCTTTCGTATCTATTGGCCAAAGGCAAAGTATGTGTTCCTACTCTATTCATAAACACAAAAAGTTTGTCACTAAGGTAATCTAACGGCACTTCGCGGCCGAAGAAGTTAACATCGCAATTTAGGAAATCGCGCTTATCACAAAATGTAATTAACGAACTTGAATTTTTCCCAACCGGGACCACCACTGAAACCGCTCCGTACGAACTAGCAGATGATAGAGAAGTAGAGCAGATGAGAGATTTTGAACGATCTGGAATTCCTGCCTGATTTAACGGCCCTGAAATTGCCATCATCAATTGATACACGTTGTCAGTATCTTTCGACGTTCTTATGCCAGTAGATGAATCAATATACGATAGTTTCGGCGCTCTTGGGCTGCTGAGGTCCCTTGAGCTTTTTGAACTCCCTCGATATAAAATGCCGCCATTTTTTAATGCTGATAAGAATCCTGGGCAATGCTTAAGCAAAGCGTCAGTTGCACTCACGATATCCTTTTCATTGAAGTGTTCAGACTTATTCAATAAGGTCCTTTTTCTCCATGCCTTCACTACGGCTTCATTCAGTGCAAGTATTTCTGCCAATTTCATAATTCAATCCAGCTGTTTAATGTTGCCGTCTACTGTTATCATGCGTAATATTTCTTCACGGTTTGCAACGAGAATATTGTTAGTAGTTTTCCCGCCATTGGCATATGGAACAAAACTTTGATTTGCACGCTTTCTATCAGTCTTTGCTTTTGATCTGCTATTTACAGCGCTGAGTGCAATGTTGAGATAATTTGCAGCTACCTCGGCATTTCGAGCAGCATATCTTGGCTCAATGACTTCTAAATAATCCTGCTGGGTTTTAAATGCATCTAGCGCCGCAGTATAAATTTCATCAATTCTTTGCTCTATAAGAACATCATCGGCATCTTTGTGATCCACTGGCGGCTCTGTTGCAGAAAGTTCCTGCTTGGGCTGTTCAACCATGCCATATTCTTCTTCAATGTCAAACTCTTCACTCATGTTAAATGCTTGTTCCAATGGATTTCTCATTTTCGTGTTCCTTTAGTTCCTCTAGACTTAATAGCACCTTTAGTTTGTCTCGTAGACGGCCGTTTTTGTGCTTGTGCAAACAATTCGCGTTCAGTGACCAGCCTAAATCGAGCGCCAATGGCTTTTGCAAGATTTTCTGCAGCTTGCCACTTCGCAGCGTTTCTGATGAGCATAAGCTTATCGTAATTTGATTTAGCTTCTGACATCATTGCTTCTTTTAATGGCTTAATCTCAACAATTTCTAAAGTGTTGTTAGTATACTGGACTAAAAAGTCTGGCCAATAATGTTTGACTTGCTTAGTAATTGGGTCCAAATATGTTATATTTAGATTTTTCGGTTCACTGAACCATTTAGACACATGAATAGAATTATCTAGTGCCCGCATATAAGCTATTTCCCAACTAGAGCGGGCAACAATTCGCCTTGCATCCCCTGCATATTTCTTTGGGTTAGTTGGAACAAAAACGAGATTTGCCATAATTATTTCTTAGCCTTTTTAACGCCTTGGTGGAAAATGCTTTTTTCGGTAAGCACGCGAAATTTCATTCCTCGCTCTTGGCAATAAATTGCTGCGCTCTTCCATTTAGCTTCATTGACAACCAATGCATCCTTTGATCTCTGGCTTTTAGCAAATTGTTTGTCAGATTCATGAAGTGGTTTAACTTCTACCAATTCTTTAATTAGATTTCCGTCTTTGTCCATGTATTCGACAAAGAAATCCGGAAAATAGCGGTGCACTTTACTATCGAGTGGACTCAAATAAGGGATAACTATTTCTTCTGAACCCCATTTTAAGACATCTGGGCGACTGTCAAAATACTTCATGCATGCAACTTCCCAAGAAGAACGGGCAAAAATAGCATTTGGATCCCCAACGTATTTAGTGGGGTTTTTAGGTATGAAACGAGCGTTAAGCGCCATTGTCGTACGGCACTGAAAGGTCTGTTACTGGGGCAGCATTGTCAGTAATAGCGGGTTTAGTAGGAAGCGCAAAACCCTGTACTACGCCAGTACCAATAGAATTAATCGTCCTATTTGCTGCAGCGCCTAATGAACCCGAAACCGAACCTATTGCCCCATTTAAAGCGCGACCGACTGCATTATTCCCGACTACCTTTCGTAATGCTCCACTAATAGCGCTCTGAACTGCTCGTTCGCCTTGGCGTGCAAGAATGTCAACAAATGGGTTGCGCTCATTTCCTGGAGAAGTTTTTGCGCCCCTAACAATATACGCTGAACCTTCGTTATATCCGGACAATATGTCTATGATCATTGGCGCTGAAGGGGATCTATGTTGTCTTGCAGTGCTAGAATCCTTAGCAGCAGAAAGGCCTGTTTCTATATAAAGCGTATCGAAATCAAAGGTCCCAGTAATCAAATTGAAATTGGTGTCCTCATGATCATGATCGCCAAGTGATAATTTGGAAATCCGCGGATTCGTAAAAACAAAGTCGTTTACTTTTACTGGGTCATGTGAACCCATCTCCATGTAATATTGATGGATTATGATTTTTGCAAGAACGTTATTGTTCCCGCCATACAGCGCGCCTCTGTTTGATGAGTCGAGTTCATTAGGGGAATTACTAAATGAAAAACCATAGTCTCCTAAATTTGTTGAAGCCTCATGTTCCCTTCTAGATATTGGCACATGCAGCATGCGATAAAGATTTGCAAAATCCAGCGATTTGTTAGAAACGTCATCATAGAAAGTAAATGAAATTTCATCATGTGTTATGCTTTTTAGAACCTTAGTTCTAAAATTATACATATTAACCATTTCATAATCAAACGATACCGACGGAAGATCTATCTGCTTAACAGAATAATCTAACCCGCGCATTAACTCATCAACAGTTTTGCCACCAAGCGTCGATGCATATTCGGCAATGCCCGAATTGAAAATAAATGAAACTTTAAAAAGGAACTTTGTTCTTGGAATATTTGATGCAGTTGAATTCCTGCCAGTCGAGACATTTTGGGCTGCGTATCTAGTAGAATCCCAAACAAGGGGGGTTATTTGGGCAATTGCGTCAGCAGCTGAAACTGCATCGCTATCGCCTGTTAATTCGGTTGCGCCAGTAGATTTAAAAATCCCAGAAAGCGCGCGATCGGCAACACCTTGGACTGCAGCTCCAAACTGTTTAAAGGCTTCTGCTTCTAAAGCAACACCCGTAGATTTGATAATGTTTTTCACATCGCGCATAATAATTCCTAAGACTAATAAGAAGTATTTATGGCAGACGTAACAATTTGGGCATCCTAACCGGAAATGAATAAAGGCTACTTTAAAAGTAGCCTTTATCTTTAACTGATAACGAGTTGAACCCGTTATCTTACAGCTTAAAGATTACCGCCCAATGCAGTACCATAGCCAGCACCAAGCAGTTCTTGACGTGCATGGTCATAACGAAGTTGCAAACTAATTGTTGCAGCAGTTGAATCAGAGTAATCCATATCGCCATAATCAACCGATGCGATAAAGCAGCCTTCAAGTTTCCAACGCTCAACTACGCCTTCGCCACCGTCTAGGGCCTCAAGGATAGTTCCGAATTTGTAATCAGAACCCGTAGCAGCTTGAGCTAGCCACTCGCCAGGAAGATCTCCGCCGATCAAACGCTGTTGAGTTTCCAGCTGACCCTGAATGGCACCTGAAGCCAAACCGGTAATATCGTCTTCAACCGTTAATGAAATCGGTTCGAAAGTGTGCTTTCCAGCAACATAGGCAGTGGAGTTATAG